GAGATTGTAAAAACGGGGTGTAGCGCAGTCCGGTTAGCGCACCTGCTTTGGGAGCAGGGGGTCCCAGGTTCGAATCCTGGTATCCCGACAAAATTAAAAGAATATCAATTAGTTACATACAAAAATATATTCTTTTTAAGTCGATCTTCAAACTGTCTATAATTGTCTTTTAGTTGGTAAATCGTCAATATACAATTAAAAGTAATTATTATGGCAAAACAAAAGTCTATTGTCATCCTACCGCGGCTAAAAGATTGTGGTGGCGATTTGAGTAAAACATGGTTCGTAGAGTATTCATGTCGTAATCCTCAAACAGAAGAAATGAAACGTTTCCGGGTCTATAATGGTTTTGCAAAATTAAAGACCAAAGAAGAACGTTACGCATTCGCAGAAAAAATCATAAATGAGATTAAGGAAAAGTTCACTAAGGGAGAAATTCCATTCTTAGGAAAAGAAGTCAGCTATAACGATGAACTATTATATCAGAACATAGCTAAACGATGGGGTAATGAAAGAAAAGGTTTTGTTGGTATACGCACATACCTCTCTGATTTCTTAGCAATAAAAAAAGTAGAAGTAATCCCCCACTCTTTTCAGACTTATAAATCCAAACTACGCATATTCTGTGAATGGGTGGAACAAACTGGTTTAGATAAGCAAAGTATTTGTTTTTTCGAACAGAGTTCAATATGCGAATTTCTATGCTATATTGTAGAAAAGCATGGTGTAAGCCAAAGAACAGTAAAAAAGTATGCTCAAATATTACATGGTTTCTTCGATTATTTACTAAAAGTAAAAAGAATTATAGATACTAATCCCGTACATGACATACCCAATATGGGAACCATTAAGGATGAAGCAGCCAAACCAATTCCTGACCGAGAACGTCAGCTACTATCAATGTACATAAAAGAACATGATCCTCAATTATGGTTGGTGTGTCAAATGGAATATTATTGTGCAATCCGTCCAAACGAATGCAGACAACTACAAATCGGAGATATAGACTTTGACAATCACATTATAACAGTCCCCAAAGATATCAGTAAGAATCGACAGACAGAATCGGTAAACATTCCACGCCAACTATATGATTATATATATAAGATATTGAACCTTGATATGCATCCCAAAGATTTTTATATATTCTCTCACAATGGTGTTCCTGGCAAAACTATGTTAGGAAAGAATAATTTTAGATTTAGATTTGATAAAATACGTGATCGTCTCAATATTTCACCTCAATACAAATTATACAGTTTCAAACATACAGGAGGGGTAAAACTTGTAAATGAAGGTATTGATACTTGGGAACTTCAACGTCACTTTCGTCATAAATCTATTGATACTACAGAGCGATATATTAGAAGAAACTTTGCTGTAAAAAGCGATAAAATAAGAAATGATTTTCCCGACATCTAACATACAACCTACAACCGGAAAGAGGCAGCTCCATGCCGCCTCTTTTTATTATTTATTTCGACCATATACCACCCATATAACAACAATCATTAGAGCGATAACAAGGTACACTTTATTTTTATGCAAATCCCACCAAGAAAGTTCAATTATTTTTTTTCTCTGACTCAATATAGCATTAACCTTACCATTCAATGAATCTAATCTATTAGAGAACTGTTGCAGGGTAATAGACAATGTTTCATAAACTTCAGTCCGTTCTTGTTCCTGCTTGGAAGCGGTGGTAGTACTTTCTTTGACCGGGTATTGCTTTCCTGTTGAATCTGGAGCAGACAAGTAAACTGTCGTATTTTCAATTTTTAGATCACTCAGCCTTTCAGTAGTAATTTTGGTCTGTCTATTCACGTCCATCTTTAGAGACTCAATCATGTTTCTCTGGTATTGGAATTCTCCGGAATAGTCCACCTGCTTCTCCGTCTCCATATTCCGGGAAGCCTTGCAGGAACTTAACCATATTGCTGACATCAGCAATATGATAATGTATATTATTCGCTTCATGGCCGAATCACTGTATTGCGAAGAAAATTAGAAAACTCGGAGCGCACATCGAAGCAGGGGCATGCTTTGATAAATTCAGCAGGTTCAACTTCCCCACTGCCGTCCAGGTCAGGCGAAGTATCTCGATGTCCGAGAAGTTCGATTATAGGATACTCCTTGCAAAGCTTTGCAACTAATTCCCGCAAACTGGCTTTTTGAGCCGTAGTCCGTGTATCTGCAGGCTTACCGTTTGCATCCAGTCCACCGATATAACAGATTCCAATACTGTGCTTATTATACGATGTAGTAGAAAACCCCTTCGTGTTGCAGTGCGCCCCGTCTATGGATAGTGGTCGTCCATTCTCCACCATTCCGTCCAAGTCAATGACGAAGTTATAACCAATCTGATTGAATCCCCGATCCCTGTGCATCCGGTTAATGTCTTTAGCACGTAAATCTTGTCCGGCACGTGTGGCCGAGCAATGAATAATAATCGAATCAATAGTTTTCATTTCTTTTCCTCCTTATCTTTAGTTATTGTAACTCTACGTGGTGGAATACGACGACTACAGTCATTATCAGGTCGATCACAACGATTATGTTCAGCATCCTTCAACTGTAGTTCCAACTCGTGACATTTATGTATCCAAATTAATTTATCATTCTGCTCATTACGTAATTCAACATAGATAGCATCTATTTTCGTGTCACGCTGTGCAATACGATCCTCTAGCCAATCCACTTGTTTACGTTCATTCTCATCTTCCATAGAGTCAGCAGAAGCATCCTCTTTCCTTGCATCAGTCTTCCGGTTAACATAGAAGTTTACCATCCATTTGATTGCCTCAAATCCTCCCAAAGCACCAAGTATTGTTAGCCAGTCGTTTAGTTCCATATTATCTCTTACTTAAAAATCCATTGATTATATTGGATTGAGTTCTTCAGCAGTAAAGTCACTATAATTTTGAAGATACCATGACATAGAACCTGATGAAGAAACGCATCTTAATATTGCTTCTTTACCTGCTAAACGTAGCGAATATAATGTAGGACCAGTAGATAAATTTTTATCATAATAATTATAACCCGGAAACCGAATAGGAAGTCCATATTGAATTGTAATATATACAGCTTCGTGCACTTTGTGCAATCCGTTTTCCCTTGTAAATAGTCTAACTTCTGAACCATTAAGACCTTCTGTGGGAGAAGGGATAATTATTGTACTTATTGGTTCTATTGTATTGTTGCGGTATCCTATATAAGCATATCGATGTTTTTCTAGATCAAGCACATAAGTAGTTGATGGTTCAATATACATCGACGTGTAAGGTGTTTGCAATGCTCCACTTATACTTATGTTACCAATAGAATCCCATTTTAAATTTCCAGAGGCCAAATGCCCACTGCCATCTTGGTTTAATATTATTTTATCATTTGCTATTTTTATTTGTCCAGTGAATAAGTACTCCTTCAAAATTGGATCAAGTGCAAATACTATCTCATTATCCACAAGAGCAAATATACCTGTACGCTTCTCGCCAGTTATCTTATCGGTCAAACATTCCTTTCCTTGCACAATTCCAGTCAATTTTCCATCAGCGGATTTTGTACCCGAAAACATCTTGGGAGTAACAATATACTCTTCCCCTAATTCCGTTGCATAACCGTTCCACTTTTCTATCCATGGAAGAAGGTTTGCATCCTTACCCGGCTCCCCCTTCACTCGTATAGGATCACCCCATTCACCTGAATCCCCACTTTCTGATACTTTTTGAGAAATCCAAACAACAGATGCGGTTGAATTCGTATGCCAGCCATCTTTTGTCCCATCACCAACAGGGCGATCTGGTTCCTCTTTACTATCATTATATGTTATGTAAACTCTCATCCCATCTCTGCCGTCCGCACCGGATTCACCTTTCGCACCATCCACCCCGTCATTACCATCTGCGACCATTAATGCCCATGCCGTACCATTATAGATATAAACTCGACCGTTATCCGTATCACGATACACCCAATTCTTTTGAGGATTAGCGGGAGGAATTGAAGAATCTCCCTTCCAAACAATATCAAGACCATCCTTACCATCTTCACCGTTAACTCCGTCCAGACCGTTCTTACCATCCGAACCGTCAACAGTCATAACATACCAAGAATTATCCTGATAAACATAGCACTTCTTATCTGTTGTATTACGATAATACCAACCGTTTTTAGGATTATCAGGATGAGAAGAATATTCTCCTTTATACACCAAGCTAGCCCCATCCTTACCATTTACGCCGTCCGCACCGTCTATTCCATTGTATCCATCCTTCCCGTCTTGTCCATTTTTACCGTCGGCACCGTCTTTTCCCGGTTCGCCTTTCAAGTTTTCTTTTGCATCATCAGACAGATTATCCCAGGTGAGAACAACATCCTTCATAGTACATACGCACTTTTGATTTGATTCGTCCCATATCCACTCAATTGCTCCGCCGGCAATATGACCAGATTTGTCAGGTTTAAATAAGGCCGAACCGCAACCCAGCTCCGCAGTACCATCCGGATATATACAGTAAGCAATATTCCCCTTACTATCGACTCCCTTTATCATGCCATTCACACAGTAGAAGCCTTTCAATCCTCCACTTCCGGGTATGTCACCACCAACACGAACCTTAACCTTTCCTTCCCAATTCTTACTGTCAAGATCGAACATCACGTCAATGGCTGGTTGTCCTGTTTCGTCGGCATGCATATAGATGGCAGACTGGCGAGCTTTATTCTGTGAATTACCGAACTGGACCAGTTCATCACCTGCAGCGGGAACATTGAGAACATTACCGGATTCATCTTTATCAAATTCAGATAAAGGCACGTGTAAGGTTTTTGTTTCCACCTCAACCGATGATACTTCGACATGATAAAGTTTTGTCTTATCTCCTACGAATGTCTGACAGCGCACGAAGTCATGCGCAACAATGCTCACATCTTCATCCTCCAACTCGATAAGGTATTCTGTATCATCGCCAGAGATTTGAGCTGACTTTACTTTCCCGTGTCCTTGACTTATTGTTTGTGCACCGATTATCGCTCTAACTTTTGAGATCAACATTTCAAAAACAAGCATAGTCTCACGGACTACGATTGTATCAATCTCAAGTTTCCATTTACCTTTAACATACTCCCAAATTTTCCAACCATAGCCCGAAAAACCGGATAGAAAGGATTCTACGATCTTCTCACCCATCTTTATTCCGGATGAGATAAAGCCGACAATTGCTGAACTGGATAATCCTGCCATATTATAATTATTTATTAAGACAACTTAGTGAGTTCAATTAAATTTATGCCGGGCCTATAGTTTTGAATTGGTGAACCTTCCTGCCATGCCGCAAAATCGATATCTCCTTTGCTAGAAACGGTAAACTCAAATTCATTGTTATACTGGTTATTTCCTTTACCCGTGAAACCTACTGTTCCGACATTTGCCTTTGCCAACTGTGTTTCCCCGGCGAATACGCCATAATAAGAATTGACTCTGTATTTCTCCTCCAACAAGAAATTATTAGCAGGAGAATAAAGGATCCTCGCCTTATATTTTCCCGATGGAAGATTCAAAGAAAATCGTAACTTTCTGCTACCATCTGCAATATTATTCATGCATGCCTGACACATCTTAAACGTATCTGCGGGATATATCCCATCATCACTCGCTGTGGTATTAGTATTATAGTTATTAGTATTATTATCAGCAAAGACAGCATTGGCCATATATTTCCCCGAATTATAGTTTATATACCACGGCAATAAATTGCCTTGATTATCCTTTAGCTGTTTAGCTTCATATCCTTGATAAATAGCCATTGTGGATTGGTTTATAGTATCCCCGTTAACAACAGAATAATCTACATTATTATTGGTTGTGCCATTAAAAGCTATCAATGCTTTGACCGGAGACTCTGTCAGGCTGATAGAATCATTAACAACTCCTGACTCTGACAACGCATTTTTAACTTGTGCATACAAAGTCTTATTGCCTATTGCGGAGAACTTATAAGTAATACCATCCTTCCACTCCAACCAAGTAGCAGCTGTCACCCCTGCCGAAGTTTCAGCGAGTCTGTAATGTGTCGGAGTCCCCTGACTGATTTCAAATGAGACAGGCACAGTATAGCCGGCAAAAGATTCTTTTCCATCCGCCAGCGTTATTCCTCCTAACACAACAGGCTGTACCACCAAAATCGAATCAGATTTGATTGAAGATTCCGTAGTCTCATTTCCGACTTGTGCATATACTGTCAAATTACCATCTGCGATTCCCGACTGATATTGAACTGTTGAACCACCCCACACAATCCAGTCTGCACAGTCGGACAAATCCGCCTGCTTGCCGATCTTGTATTTAGTAATGGTATTCAGCGTCTCAAACTTAACCGATACAATACCGGAGTCCGTACTGGCATCACCATTGTTGATAGTAATACTGTTCAACCGTGCCGTAACAGTATCTATCAACTCGATGGCGGCTGATCTGGATACCGTTTCAGTAGTGGTATTTTTTAGTTTGGCATACAATATTTTGTTTCCATACGCTGCTGATAATTGCACCATTGGATTTTCCGAAAATTCCACCCATGATGCACCTGCAAATGATGAACTTTCAGAAATCATATAATGAGTCGGGTATCCGGCATAACCAAATGCCACATTCACATTCCTTTGTATCGTAGAGGCGGCCCCGTCATTAATAGTGATGCTGTTAAGGGTCAGTGTCGGCTCAAGCAAGGTTATTCCGTCGGATAACGTTCCGGTTTCCCCGTATACGTTCTTCAACTTGACATAAACCGTTTTCGCGTTGAATCCTTCTGATAATTTAAATGTCGGGGTCGCGGTATATTCCACCCATGACGCTCCGGCAAATCCGGCATTCTCACTGGCCATGTAGTGAGACGGCGCCTGTCCGCTGTAGGTAATGTTTAGTGTTACATTCCGGTCTTGAGTGAAATCCTGTCCGGAATTAATAGTAAACGATTCGAGTACAGGTGGAGAAACCCATTTATTGATTCTCACCAGATAAGGTTCTTTCAATCCCGGTTTCAACATCTGAACAAAATAACAAGCGTCATCATACGCATACTCCGCATTATAATCTGCCTCAAATGATTCCACATACTTGTTCACCCGTTCCATCAACAACGAATTGAAGTCGAGGTTGACCAGCAGCTTGCCGTCATTCATAGCGAATGATGTTCCATACACATTGTCACCGGATGTTACAGACACTCCCTCCAAAGAAGAAATTCCTGATATAAGCACGGACAAATCCCTGAAAAAGAAATTAGCCCCTTTAGGCACATACATCTTATAATGAACTCCTGTATCCGTTACAGTTTTTACCGATAAAGTGTTTTCCCTCATATACCAGTATTCAAAGAACTCCTCCAATGTCGGGAACCAGAGGGAGTCAGTCCCGATGTCCCCGTAAAGCTCGTGTATCTTCCTTATCAATACGGCTTCCCAGTGTGAACTGCGGTGGGCTGAACCGATAAGCCAGTATATAGTGTTCCTGTCCGTTGCGGTATTGAATCCGGAGAGAATGTCCAACAAGTCCTGTGCGTACTGCGGATTGTCATTATCCGCAGTCATGTCATTCCCATAGGCGAACAGGCGTTCTACAGTCACGTCCTCTTTGCCCAATGAAAAGTCCGGTTTGAAAGGATACACCTTCCTGATGCTCGAATCTCCTGACTGGGCAGTGATCATCTGTACAGTGTCATTGCCACGGCAGAAACGGATATACTTATGATCCCCGTTCGGTTCGACCATCAGTTTGGGCACGCGTCCGACATATTCCCTGAACAACGCCACGGTATCCGACATGCACTTGTCAAACTCCTCCTGCGTGTTTACCGTATCAATGTCATAGCCAATCAGGTCATGGTAGGCGCACATGAACCCGAAATCGAAATAGAATTTGAATTCCTTCTCGGATGTCCATGGCCAGTGCATCCCTACATCTTGCCCGATATATTGGTCTTTCAGTTTATCTCCCCACGCTGACACGGTCGTAGCATACCGGTGTTTCACGCCCGCCCCGTCCGTGCATTGGGCAAAATGTTCCGGATAATAGCCGCCTGAAACATACCGGTCTAATTCGGGATTTCCCTGCATACCTAAATGGTAACTTAAAACACGTCCGTCTGCAAGGTTAAACTCCTTCGCAATCAGCCGTTTATTTATAGCAGAAAATATATACTGGTAGATGGAATAGCTATCGTCCGTGACATAGCTAAACACCATCTTCTTGTTATACTTCAAAGGTGGAATTTCCAATGAAACGGACTCCTTGTCTACTGTGTCCGGCAACTCGACGTCAAACTCAACCACGTCGCCGGAGAACTTGCAATATTGCAAATGAACTACTGCATTTATATTTCCTGTTTCTGACAGTGTACTTTTACAACGTATCTCAATACATGATTGCAGGCTCTCATTTATAAAACAACGAAGAATTTCGAAGTTAAACTGAAAAAAGTCTTTTGTAAGGCCAACCCCGGTGGAAGCTACAAATGATTCAACATTCATATAAGCTCCATAACCTAGTAATTCATCAGATACCACATAAACTTTCGTTTCTCCGGCAGTCTTTGGTAAGTTGGATAAAGATACTGATCTTTCATAAATATCCATCACTTCTCCATTCATATTATATTGACCGGCCAATTGTTCGGTACCGGAAATAACAAGAGGTTTTACCACTTTGTCGTTTAAATCCGAACTTAACTGATTATATAACGAACTCTGAATCTTCGATATTTCATCCGGAAACCGCTTATCCATATTAGCTACTGCAGCATCTGCCCGTGCTGCGCCATCCAGTGCCGGTTGTTTCAGAGATTGAAGCCATTCTTCTTCGCTTCCGGAAAAGCCATTATCAACAGCCTGCTGATACGCGCCTTTTCCTTGAGACGAAAGTTCATACCAATATATCCCGTCATCTGTTGGGACTACACCTGTTGAATCTTGTAAAGCTAAATATTTGGCATTTTTATAACGCCAAATATCGTTATATTCAACTTCTGTCTTATCGTTCCAGTCTCCTTTTGGAGCGATGGATATCTTGCCTAAATCTATATCATTAGCCATTTTGCTGCAATATTAGATGTCCATTAGTAACTTTGAATTGATTCTCATAATTATTTGTTGGTACACTTAAAATCAAGTGTCCGGTATGTACATTGATACCCATTGTTGGATAAACAATCACACCGTCTTTACCCTTCATTTTATCCATTCCGATCGTTTCCCAAACGATTCCGCCTTTCTGCTTTACAAGTACTACGTCTTTTGTATCAATAGCATCTGCTGTATCAGATACATTGTCCAATCCGCCTAAAGTGCCAGTTATCCCGTCATTTACAGGTAACTCTAGTAATGCAGTAGATAATAAGTCTTCATCTCCAAGTTCTGTGATAGAATCCTCACCTAACTCTGATAATGAATCGGATATTTGAGATTGTAATTCTAATAATGTTTTATCAGAGCGTACAACCAAACCGTTGTTGGCTTGTATTAGCTCCTCTGCGACTAACCCTTTCAAGAACGTTATGATTCCTGCAGCCCGATCATTCTCTGTTTTGCTTAGTTTCTTTTCCAGCTCCTGCGCTATCAAATCGAACAATTCATCGACTGTCGTGAACTTACCTTCCAACTCCTGAAAGTTTACTCCAATCTTAGCAAAATTTCTTTGCAATTTGAGCCGTACATCACGTCCGGTATCATTCGCTCCGTTCCACGGGACTATATTTTCATAATTATTATCCATCACGCACTATGTAAGTTCTAATTCATTTCCATCAAATTCTAACAATAGAATTTGCCAGCACATTCCATATTCAAGAGTATCTGTATCTATAAAATTCAGCATATAGTCAGCAAAGCGATTTGTTTCTAAAGTGCTTTGTTTACGAAGTCGGGCATGCTCAACCTTGACTATACCCTGGCTTTTATTACGTTCATAACTATAACTCATAAAAGCAAATGAGAAAACTTCTCCCCGTTCGCTTTTCTCTTTCATTCGACGAATTGCTTCATATATTTCCATACTACAAAAGTACCTTCCAGATAAGCCTTAAAAAAGGACAATAAAAAACCCCAAGTCCTCACGGATTTTGGGGCTAGTTTCATTTAGTTTTAACTTTAAACTTGTGACAGGAAAGCGTCTCCCGACGCAAATGCTCCTCTATAACAAACACATTGCAAATATACTCTCCTTTCTTGCCTTAAAAAAGGACACTAACCACGACTCACATTCCTTTCCATTCTCTCTAATTTTTTAATTCCATCACGAACAGCTCGCGAATCAACAATTAAATCTTTCTCAAGAATAGATTGAAGCAAATCATTATTCGTATTCAAAAGAACGAATAGTTTACGCAACGTCTCTTCGTCCATGATATGACCGCTAACAGTATATCGGGAAGAAGAAGATACTGAATCATCAGAATAACCACCACTATATTTACCACTTTTAGTACGTACCTGCTCTAAAATTTGTGTAGTGTTCAACATTCGGATTGTTCCATTCTTTTGCGCAACATTGAAAACATCAAGAAATTGGCGCACATGAGGATTCTCTACTCCCTCATGATTGGTCACGAATTCATTTTTATGAACGGGAATAACTCCGGCAACATCATCCGGATTTCCTGTTTTAGTATATCCTTCAACATATTCATCAGAATAACCACCGGACTTCAAGCCCTTCGCTTCATCCCGTTGCTGTTTGGCTACAGCTATCTGTGCCGCACCACTAGCTACAGCTGCCGCAGCTGCAATGGCACCAAGAGCCGGACCAACAATAGGAATACCGGCCATTGCCTTATATGCTTCCATTGCAGCAACAGCAGTACTTGCAGTAATTTGTAAAACCGATACGGCAAATTGTTTGTCTGCATATTTCTTCTTTACCTGATTTAGGGCCTCTTCTTTCTCTTCTTCTAACTTAGTTGTATCCTTCCCGGCTTTCTTGGCGGCTTTTATTTCCTTGTCATATTTATGAGTTACTTTGTTCATTTCTGCATCTTGGAATCCCTGAACAGCAGAAGAAGCACTACTCATTATACTACTCACAGCATTAAAATACTGTTCACTTCCTTCTATCTTTTTCTGCATATATTCATTATTGATTTTATTTTTTGCTATTTCGTATTCTTCCTCTGAAAGCAGCCCTTTTTTATGTTCCTCCTCAAGAGCTTTCAGTTTTAAATCTCTAATATCCTCGGCAGCGTCCAACTCATATTTTTGTATAACAGTAGCCCTATCCTTCGCTCCTTTTTCTTGAATTTTCCTCTTAGATTCTTCATATACAGACGTAAGAAGAGTAACATCCAACCCATTCTTTCGAGCTAGTTCTAATTGAGATTGATAAAAGGTTTCCAGTGCTGCCAGTTGTTGGTCAGTGGAAGCCAAACCATTCATCTTGTTAAACTGGCTACTGAAATTCTGAATTTGATTAGCACTATCCCGAATGATCTTAATACGTTTATCACTAATTTGTTGTTCAAGATTGAGAATGTTATCCCCTGCCTCCTTTAAGGCTTTGGCTTTGACCTCTCCATTTTGGAATTCAAGTTCAGCAACATCGTTTTTATAATCTTTTGCTATTTCGAGTCTGGAATATAGAGAGGCAATCTCAATAGCTAAAAGGCGATTTTTATAATCTTTTTCTGTCAGCTCACCACTATCATTGAGTTTAGACTGTTCAAGCAGAATATTTTTCTCTCCAGCATTAACAGTATTCAGTCTCCTGTCCCGATATTCTTTAATTAAGTTGAGACGAGTTTCTTCTGACTTTTTTAGAGTATTATAAATTGCGCTTTGTGCCTCACTTTCCAATTTACCCAATTCAGCCAGATGTTTCTTATCTTTTTCACTTGACTGATACTTTTTGATGATCGCCAACCTTTCAACCTGAAATTCCAGTTCTTTTTGAAGAGCATCCAACTGATATTCATTCTCCGTTCTGGCTAACGCATCAGAACTCTTTTGTAGCAATAATAATTCTTCTTTGTATGCGTTTTCTGCATTTTGCAAACGAGTAGTCCAAGGCTTTTTGTCTTCGCCATCCGGTGGAGGTGGAACTCCTTCTGTATTCTTTTCTACCTCTATTTTTATCAATTTCTTACGAGATTCTTCCATGTGCGCATTTAGTAGAGCCACCTCGTTATCAATAGCTCTCACTTGATTAACACCTTTATTTATATATCTATCCAAAACATTGTCAGCCCATGAATCTGTCATTAAACCTAGAGACTGCTTAAATCCATTCAACATATTAGCAGCGCCAGCCTCAATATCCTCTAAAAAACCATTATCTGGACCATTCTTTAATATATCATTTTTTTGGTCATTCAATTCTGATACTTTCTGCTGAGTTTGTTTTATCTCCTCTAATATAAGTAAACTATCAATATAGGCATTTACAGCATTAGTGGCTTGCTCTGTATTTATTTTCTCTAAAGTAAGATTACCCAAATATTCAGGAGATAGTTCATTTAATCTTTTTATTGCAGCCTCCCTCTCCTCTTTACTTCTTTTCTCATCCCTAGCTATATTTAAGAAATCCTTAACTGATGCAGCTTCTTGATTTACAATAGAAACAGATCGTCTACGAATATCTTGAAGTTTTCTTTCCAGACGTTCACTCTCACTTAACTGTTTATTAGTATCAATAAGTAAACCAATGAGGGATGCACCTATTGTTAGAAGTAATCCCCATGGGTGTGCTTTTGCAACACTATATAAAGTTTTTAGCCCCGTGACAATTTTACCAGTCCAAAGTACTTTAGCTTTATCTGCAATAACCGAAGCATTGACAGCAATTGTATATCCTGCAATGGTAGATGTTGCAAGTATAATTGCATTTTTATATTTACTAAATATGGATACTATTTTAACTAATCCTTTGACTGTAAGACTACCGGTACTCACCATGTATTTCATAACTGGAAGTAACCGTTCTCCAAGTTCGATCCGGATTTCCTTAAAATGTTTCTTAGCTTTATCCAGCTCTGCCTGAACCGTCGTATTTTGTACATTATACTCATTCGTAATACTGGTACCATCAATGAAAGCCTGATTAGCAGTCTCCTGTTCTTTACGGACCTTCTCAACATTGCTAGCTAATGCGCTGATAACTCCGGCCGCTTCAGCACCACTCAACTTCATTTCCTTTAAAACAGGTGCCATTTTATCCATGCCACCTAATTTCCCCAAACTAGCAAGGAACTGAAGAACAGCTTCATTAGCATCCGTCTCCATCAGCGTTGTGAATTGCTTAACATCCATTCGAGCTATTTTCGCGTACTTTGCAGGCTCCTGATATAATTTTAAGATCAATCCTTGTAAAGCAGTGCTGGCCATTTCGCTACGAAGCATATTTTGATCGAGTGCCGAAGCAAAGCCCATGACATCAGTAATTGAAAGTTTTGCCTGTTTTGCAACTCCCCCCATGCGCGCACTGAATTCCACCAAATAAGGTTCAGCAGCACTAGAATTTTGTGCAACTTCGTTCACCGCACTACCGATAGCTAACATATTTTCTTTCATTGAACGTTCGCTATCACCAAACATATCTGCCAACTTACCAATATTCTTGATAGCATCCTGTCCCAGGTCCTCCCCAAGTGCAACATCAATCATATTAGCAGCTTCTACAAACTCCAAAACATCATTTTTCGCTGTAATTCCAAGCCGCCCGGCATCTCCTGCAAGTTCATTTAATCGTTCACGTGCTGTACGAGTATCCATCTTCTTAAACTCCTCATTCAAACCAGCGACTTGTTCACTCGTCATGCCAGTATATTTGCGTACCTGGCTTTCCGCTTCCTGCATCTGCGCAAATTCATCCACACATTTACGGGCGGTCAAGGTTATTCCGGTCAATGAAGCAATTACACTCGCACCGATGGCAGCATATTTGTTAAACCCACTGGAAAATTTCGACAGAGACATTTCAGTAGAATCAACCTGTCCTTTCAATATTTTCAATCGTTCTTCTACTAAATTCAAATCGCGTTGATATGACAACCATTTTTCACTATTAGGGATTGAACGATCCATTTGCACTTTCAATGTCCGTGCTCCTTTTCTCAATTCATCATAAGTTAGACCGGTCAGTCCTACAACCTTTTTATGTTCTTTATATTCATTATTAAGCTTATCAAGAGCTGCTTTTTTCTCTATATAGACTGCTGTGTCTTTTTTGCCATCAGTCTCCATTTTAGAAAGTTCGTTTCTTAAAACAGAAATAACGTCTTTCGTTTCAACTAATTTTTGCTTTGCTTCGGCATTATCAATGCGAATAGCTATTCTAAAGTCATTAATACCAATTCCCATAAACTTTTAATTAATACACAAAAATACCTTCTTATTCACCCTCAAAAAAGGACATAAAAAAGGCCCGCACTTGAGTTGCGAGCTTTATGATCTAACTATCCAACCATCGTCCACTGTCCAGCCATGTACCGCCATCTCTCCATTTCCCATCTGTCAGAATCCACCGTTTTTCTGCTTCTACATCACTAATCCGGATTGGATAGAATGTACCTTGCCATGCTCCAGACCTTCCATCAGCATTGATAACATCCTCTATCTCTTTACAGACATAACGTTTGTTCCGGATTTCGAATATATTCCTCGTATCATAAACGTTAACATCATAACTCTTTATCTTGATGCCATGCTTATAATCAATATCGTACATACGTGAATAGAGCATTTTATCTAAATATGCTAACCGTAAATTACCTGTATATGGGGTGTCCTCACAGTTAAAAGAATGAGGGTAATCAATCGTGAAAACTTTAGGGTTAAAATCCTTATCATCTTTGCGCTTTACATAAAGAGTCATCGGTGACATTCCTTTGTAGTATGATACATAAATCTTTTGTTGATTCTTATCTTTTTCCGTAGGGATGTTTTCTCCGCTTTGTATTAACTCATAAATACCATTACTTTCATCACTGGTACCAATCTTGCTTCCGGATATTTTTGGAACTGTTACAAGTGATCGTTCAGAGTCGGGCATAAATACCGGCTCCATACCACTCTCATAAGTGATCCGTTCTATACCATAGTTCGTCATATCGGAAGGCATAATGTTTAATTTGATTTCATTTTCACTCTGCTCCCGAAGAACATCACCAAACATATTTACTTCATCTGTGTGCCATCCCCTATTCGAATCATCAGGCACCGTAATGTAGTACCGGCAACTATCATGTGTATAAAACAGATAGTTTTTAACAGCCTGATATCCGGATGAGCTAATACTTTCTACAAATTGAGTGAATTCCAGTACTGTATCAAAATCCTTTCGGGTCGCAGAAGAAAGAATATTTTTATCTATATGCTGTGGCTTGTAATATTCACTGTCAGTCGGTTCTATCAACACATTACTTTGAGAAGGGTCTTTGTCGTTCTCCCCCTCTTCTGTTTCGTATTCATCTACAACTTGCTGAACATGGCAAACCTGTGCATTTTTAAAATATTCTGCCCTGAACAGTATAGAAACTTCCTTCTTTCTATTATTGACAAGAAAACACAGATTAAAAAAACTCTCAAATTCCGTGATGAGTTCATTTATAGTCCATCCGGGAAACATTTTTGCATATTGGTTGGGGTGCCCATTTTGTGGCAAATAGAGCAAATTCCACTCCGAATCTTCCAGCTGATTAGTCAAAACTGTATATCCAAGTGCTTTCATTAACTTTCTAATATAAGCGCAAAGATACGGTTGCAGATAAATATCCACTCCTGTTTCTCTCAAATAGTTGGGAGATATAGTTGGCTTTGAAGTAGTAACAACAGTTACAGCTACCCTCCATCCATTAATCACACCCTTGTCTGTCATTACAGGAGGTATGCAATAATCCACGTCCGGATATATGCGTTTTACCAAGTTATTGATAATGCCTGTTGGAATTTCATCTTCTCCCATATCCAATGATGATACAAGCAAATCGTTTCCAATGAAAGAATTCAATTCGGAGTTTCCCGAAGCTATTTGTATGGATACTGTTGAATCTGTCCATCCCGTTATGATTTCCGTACCATTGCAATACACCCGGTTATCAGCGACCAATACAGCCTGTCTCTTGGTCTTTAGTTCGGCAATAGAGTTCAATCTGTTCAGATGTTCATATAAGTCTGCATTAATTGAGTTACTAAGCTGAAGAGTAATATCATACGTATACTCCCCATTCTTTGTAAAGAATGGATTCTCACGTTTTACAGAAGTGCTAAAGTCGGCAGGAAGTACCACCGAAGTCCCATCAATATATAATTCAGTCATAGTCTGCTATCGTTAATCCCAAACTCAATCCATTGAATCCTCCAAACATAGAATATTCCCATTCTGTCCGCATTTTACTTCCTACAGAAAGATAATTGCAGTATTCGTCCTGCCGAATTATTTCTTTCAATACACACATAATTCGCTGCAACTTGGCATAATGGAGCAATTCTTCCTCGTCAGTCTTACTACCGGAAGCAATTTTTTCACAAATAAAGAAGATTACCTGATTATCCTCCTGCCAGTTATCTTTGTTTCTAGAATCTCCTTCCGCATCGGGATAATTGGCACACAGAAGTACCCCTGTTTTATCCTTGAGTTTCTTGACCATGTGTTCCTCTTTAACTGCCAGGAAACAACAATCAATCTTATCTTCACTCTTCTGATTAACTTTAACCTGAAGCTCCACCATTAGTTCTCTGAACCGGATGATATCTATCATAATTAAATTAAGTTATTCTGTTCAACATCTGCCATTTTAAATGTAAATTCTATAGCTTTCAGTATGCTACGGTTAAAGCTACGTTCATAATTCTGTTTTGTCACAATAATAGGGAACCAACTATCTTCATACCAGATATCAACTTCTTGTGCATTTAGCAAATTATGCCATAACTTATAATCACTTTGCAAGAAAATAACCCCACTGCTAACTGTGTATTCATCTTTTGGCTTTACTCCAAATTTACGATCCACACCAAACATCTTTGCCGTATCACTTTCATCATTGCCCTTCATAGTCATACTACCTACAGTAGTCATCGTTTCCGGCATATCATATACATTCTTATATCGGAAACGTTGAACCTCTTCATATCTCGTCTGATCTACTAAAAACTTAAAAACGTCACTTCCTTTCACCAATTCATAACTACGGATCATTTCATTTATATCTGGAAGAATATTCCCAACCCTTTCCATACTAACATCCAAAGTTACAGGCATTTTTTCCCCTTTATGTACATATAGTTGTTCCGGATAAACCGCTCCGGATAAAGTACGGACATTCAATAACACTTTATCACCATCTGCAAATACGCTACTTGCATACTCCATTGCACCATTACGTGTCACTTTCTCCCGAACCTCACTCAACCATCCCGGAGCCGATGCCTCTTTTTTTGTCTGCAGTCGGCTAAACATCACATAGCTTTGTGAATCCTGTGTTCCATTGATGAAGAAAGTAAAGGTACCTGCAGCATTTGTTTGCCAACTTGATTCTCCTGCACACCATACCCCCCATAAGGCCAATTCGCAGAATTTACCAAGTCGCCGCACTCTTACCTGATAATTAGCGTCCGGAACATATTCCTCTTCCAATACCGTTTTTCCTCCATATTTTACGGAGAAAGCAATGGTGGAATCCGTATCTATGATATAATCCAGCATTGTGGCACAAAATTCTTCCGGCCTGGGTCTTTGAATTACATTCATAATCGCATATATTTGTTCTGTTTATCATTCTCCGGCAACAGGTTGTAGGTGACCGTCCCACCATCTCTTGCTTTCTTCATCTCATCAATCCAAACCATAGCATCATCATTCATCCATTCGGATAATAACTTGATATCCTCAATAGATGCAGGATCGCTCTCCATTGCACCACTTGCAGACACATATCCCCTGATTACTCCTGCTGGAATAATTTTCAGTTGCATACGTCTTAGGGCAATACTCATTCCCAATAATGCAACAGCTTTACAAGCTGCAAAATGCGCTTCATTATTTTCTTCCATAGTCAAGAGCGTATCCCATCCGTTTCCATACGCCTTCTTCACATGAAGTAATTGTGCCTCCTTGATGAATGGCAGCAATAACATAAAAGTACGCTCGCTCTTGTCAATAGGAAAATAGGTGTCAAAATCCGCTCCACTGCGTATCAGTAATAGCTGAGACATTTTATAAGCCCGACTCTCTTTCCATTCCTTAATTTCGGAAGTGTTGAGATAACGTATCAAAGCGTCTACTGCTTTATAATAATCTTCCATATGCCGGGCATCATCCCTATCTAATTGCCATTCCCAAGGGAGCTTTTCACTGTTATCTGTAGCAATTTTGAATTTACGCCCATCATCTTCATGACTTAGATCATTTTTTTGGTACATACGTAATGTAGCCAATAAAGCGATAGGCCGTTGTACTTTCTTTATAAGGTCTTGATCTGCATCCTCTTTTGTCTCTTTATACCAGCCTTCCACTTTTTTGTATAGTTCAACACCAATCAATGCGGAAATTTCCTCTGTTGCCAACTCAATATCAGTTATGATTTTATTGAAATCATTATTTGCATAATAATTCCCAGTCAGTTCCCGTAGTTCCCTACTACCATTATCATCCTTATTGAATATCATACTATATCATTTATTTGTTACGCTTTAATAAAGCATCTGCTTTGTATTTATCATCCAGCAACTTCATCATTACCCGGAGTAATAATGTATCATCCGCTTTTTCTATATTTCCAAAAATTCCGGATTCTGCTACGGAAAACAGAATTCCACTCATTCCCAGACTTTGCTCCTTGGGCGTGTTCGCGTCCTGTGTTTCTTTGGTAAAGATGGATTCGAATGAAATCTCTATTCCATCAATAATAAATGTGCCTGTAAGCAAATAGTGACAGAAGAAAGCAAACCATGCATATACTCCCCACTGAACCTGCTTCGGCATCATCCTAATCCTGTTTGAATAGAAATTTATTCGTTCCTGCTTAAATTCTTCCCTGTATTTACCGTCAAAATCAGACTTTCCTATTTTTGCTCCTGGACAACGATAAAGAATACCGCATAAGGCTTGCAATAAAGAAGGGTCCTGTGTATCATTGTAGCCATTCATCATCATAACCGCATTACGGAATTCCCCAAATGTCAAATCACTGCCATGAGAAAGCGGACCTTTATATTGTTTCCATTCAGGTAACAGATTCTTTGTGCTTGAAAAGATAAGTTCAACCTCTTTCCCTTCTTTACTTTCACTCCACATCCATCCCAGCGTCAACGCCAATTCATCAATCAAAATATAATAATCAATGCTACTCTTTCTCCGGATGCCACGATTGGAAAGAACAAAACGGCACCACTCTCGTTTCACGTCCATTAAAGTTATTTTAGGACGTTCAATTAATTTCTGACGCAAGCGGAGCAAGTATAACCACTCTGCAGGAAGAACTTCCTCCCAACAATCCGGAAAATCTATCTGTTTGTTATTCATAATTACATCTGATTTATTGCCCGTTTATCTGACGTTACATTATCCTCTTTATTGATAACCTTGCGATACATGCCAACAAAAAGACCTTTCTTATGTGGAAAGTTTATTCTGATCGCATCATTCAGAGCCTCCAACGCTATTTCCTCCGGGATTTGCGTATCAGCTCCATAGAAGATCTTTAATGCATATAGCATTTGGCTGCCACTGTCACCTTTGCCGTCGATGATGATGTTGGATAACGCAGGATTCAATCCAAAGCCGCTTGTAGTAGAGCTATCAGCTATCCTTGATATTTCCGCCTGTGCTGCGATGTATTTATCTACGTTCATTTCGATTGGCTCGATTTTCCATGATTGCAGGTTTCCGTCCTGATCCACAAAGTCCACACAAGTGAAGAATTTACCTGCATTCTTTTTACCGGCCATGACATCTGCAATCCTCTTGGTAAGTTCATCCCGCAAACGGTCTATTTCTTCGTATATCTGTGCTTCTCTCCATTCTTCGTGCATGGCACGTATCATTTCTTCTTTCTGCCTCCAATACTCTTCCGGCTCATGAACAATGTATGCAGATGCAATCATATTCTCATTTAGATATTGGATTATTTCCGGAAGGGTATTAGCATCCAATAGCCAGGGAATCGAACCATGAAAACTGGAAATCGCATACATATTGCGCCCGAAACTACGCATACTATGATATTTCACAGCGGTTTCCGTAGCTGAAGGATTCCATTTATCGAAGATGCTATACAACATCATCCTCTTACTGGTATAACTGTCAAAGTCCCCAATAAGAAACTGTTTCACATCTTCCAATCTCCGGCTGTCATTCTCCGGCCATACCATCCGGCAATCTGTACTGTGAAGGGCTTCCAAACGGGTTATCCACGGTTTACCGATCCGGATTGATTTGGCTGCATAGTATTTCACAAATACTCCTTTCATGTGATTGTACTCTACAAAAGCATTACGAATATAACTCCGATAATCCCATGTATCAAGCCATTCCTGTATCTCATTATCTATCAACCACTCTTGCACACGTTCGTTGTTGACTACATTCACCCGATAAAGCATCGGACCTTGACCATACATCAAACCTGTTTTGCGATCCAAAATGCCCGGTCCCAGATTATTCTTTTCAAGAATGTCACGTACTGTCTTCGGAAGATTATTATCAATTCCCCAGGGAACAACGCGAACTCCGGCTATTGTCACCGGATCACCATCCCAGTTGGAGGAAGAACCATTAAAAAAACTACTTAGTTCATTGTTACCTAAACTCATATTGATGGCATAGGTACCTACTCCAGCATCAACAAACCGGAAGCCTCCAATTTTCTCCTTTATTTCAGCCATTTCTATTTATATAAATTCTAGTTGTATTTATTATTAATGAGCCACAATATTCTTTCACTATCTCAACTAATTCTGGAATATGTTTTTCTATGATAGAATTAAACCATGGTTTAGGACGTCTCCGCCATTCTCTATCTGTTTTTTTAGTTATGACCCGCGTCCCTCCTTCCATGTTATATCCCTTTCCGACACCTAAATGCACAAATATCCCTTCTTCTCTAAATCTAAATCCAATACTTGTGATTTCTTCACCTCTCTTAGGAGACTTTCCAAAATGTCTATAATTCTGTTTTAGACTTTTTGACAGTTCTTTATCCTCCTCTATGTGAATTCCAATTGATGTTCGAAGCGCACTATCTACTTTTGCTCCCCACGCTCGAATTTTCTTATTGAATAACGCTACAGCTTTTGTATCTTGCTGCCGTTCCCACTGTTGAGTCATTCCTGTATCTCCTTCGATAGTCACATCAAGAGGCCACCTATTATCGGGCATTCGATTATATTTAACCTTTCTATTTTGCTTTTCTTCATACAATCTTTTATTCAATCCCATATATCTTAAACTTTATATGCAAAATTACGTCTGAGTTCGACCTTAAAAAAGGACACAAAAAAGTCCCGACTGTAAATACAATCGGGACTTTTTGTGACTATTTCAAACTCAAAATTTGAAATAGTCATTTAGCAGGAATCAAATTTCTTTCTATATATATTTCCTCGTTTAAATCTCCATTTTTCAGAGATTTACCATCTTTACTACTATATTTCAGTTTTTTATCTCCATATTTAATCACATCAGGTGTCATGCCTGTCTCTGATTTAATTTCATCAATGACTAAAAATAATTCGCGTAGGTCTTTCAAGCCTGAAAGGAAATAATGTATCTCACTGTCTTTCATCTGAATCTCTTTTCTCGTTTACAACTATTCTTTGGTCATTCAAAGCTAAATCCAATTGATTGCGAAGTTCTATTAGTTCTTCTCTAGCACAAGTGCATATATATTTAGAATATAGAGCAATAGTATATTCTTCCATGCACTTTATACCACCTGAATAACTACAGCTTTTTATAATTTTAAATATCGGATTACTCATAGTTTAACTCCTTTCTCTCCATTAGATTGGAGTGCATTTTGCAAACAAGCTATTAATTCAACAACCTCTTCAGCTGTCAATTCACACAATTCATAGTTACCTAGATAACTGATATTATAGTTATATTCTCCTGATTCAGTATCAGTATGTTTACGTTCACTTGTCACAAAGATGTTTTTATTAGTTATAGATTTATCCCGTTTCATAATGTACCTCCTTTCATCATTGAGGCATTAATACGTATATTTACACGGCTATTACCCACGATGAAATTCATTTCACCGTTTTCATCTTTACTCGTCCAGACTTTATCATGTCCGGAAGTAATCAAATCACTAATTTCGTTGAAAAATTCTTTAACTTTCTTCGCCTCTACGCATTTGGTGAGGACTTTCTTTTCTTTTTTCATATCTATCAATGTTTCGCATTTAGGCAGAAAATAAGAACGGCTGCCATTTCCCGTGTCGCGAAACATTGATAGATGTCTTACTCCAAAGAGCAAAAATCCACATGGGAAGGCAGCCGCCTATTTTATATGTATCATTTTCCTAATATCGGGAAAACGTTAGATATGGGCATAAAAAAAGCCCGCAATTTTTGTGAGCATTAACCGTACTCTTCGGGATAAGAAGCATCTTATCAATGTTTCGCTCTGCAAATATGAGGATAATATTTGAAAATGCAAAAGATAAGTGATTTTTTTAATCAATTTCTTATTTACATTTCTTCCACTAGAAGCTTAAAGCAATCGCTAATCATAGATTGCTTTTTCTTATCAACTGAGAAATCTTGATATCCGTCGCTTGTATATATTCTAATTGCCTTTATTTTTTTACCTACAAGTTGAAATATATCCATTCCAGAATAAGGTATATCTAACCCTAACAGCCCTGCAGGCTTTACTGCCGCAGTGGATGCTATACCAGCAATGGGTTTTACATCAGCCATTGCTTCTAACGTAACTTTGGAATCATCATCCGCCAAGAATATCGCTTTCTGTCCTTTTGAGACAATAATTATATCACGACATTGCCATAAAAGATGTAGCAATACTACTTTCCCACTATTTTGAAGATAAAACATAGATTGCCCTCTGACATCTTTAAATGATTCTTTGCTAAGTCTTTCCTTATCAGTAGTAATCACCTTTGTTCCTTCGAAAGGATCATTTTCAATAGATTTAATAGATTGCGCCATTATTCCAGACGAAAACATTAACAACAGTACAAATAAGATTTTCTTCATAATATCAGATATTTAATAGTTAATAATTTTATTTTCTAGTATTTCTATTGTATTTTTGCCTAAAACATTAATTATGAACGAGATTGAATTAAGAAAATACTGCCTTGATCAAGCAGTGACTATCATTGGGTGGACGGCTACAACATTTTGGCCACGCCCTGAACTAAATCCGGTTATTCTTGCCGATATCTTATATCGCTATCTTACTACCGGCGAAATAATACAATTTGAATTACCGGGAACCCGTAGGCAAAGCAACACTCAATGAAAATTTTATTGAACTAACAGTTTCCTCGCTTTTTCCATTACTAATTCCTGCCTTCAAAACATTTATCTTTAGCCCTCCTCCAACATCAGTCTTTTCCGATGCAGCAACTTGAAGGTTAAATTCAATATCTTGAATAATACGACCATCATTAGAATACCGTACTCCCTCTGTATGATTGTCCGGTATTGGATTAACAATTAGTTGCTGTAGAGTATCTTTCTCTTCATTCAATTCTATCACGGCTGTTGAAATTTCCATCACCGTTTCTTTTATAAAATCTTTTAGTTCCATAATTAAAAAATCATCTCCTCATATCGTGCGCCAACCGGAACCACCCGGAACCCGATTGTTTACGGGTTACACGATATGAGGAGATGAATTTGTCGGTTTATATTTGGCAATGCGAATATGCAGATATTATTTGAGAGTGCCAAAGAAAAAGGTTATTTTTGTCAAAAATATTAAGAGGTATGTTTGAAATAGAATTAGCTACTTATCACAAGAATTTAGAACGTCTTCGTGAAGAAAACCCTTTGGGTGGCTTTGTCGTAATTAAAGGTGATGAGATTTTAGATGTATGGTTAAACGATCTTGATGCCCTTAAAGAAGGTGTCAAAGCGTATGGACGTATTCAATTTATGATTAAAAACATTAATGAAAAGCCTATAAACATCAGTGCATTTGGAAGTGCTAGCACTAAAATAGAATACAATTCAGACGCACATCGCACACTCGATGATAAAATAAAAACTGCACTAAAAAAAGAAAAAAACGAAATACCATCATTAATACACGGTGGATATACAGAACCATCACCTGTGTAAAATAAAAAGTTCCAAACCTGTGGGACCCTTTTGCTTATCAAAACAGGAAAAATAGAATATCCCTATAATGCCATGTGTAACACGAGAAGTAAAAACACCATTTCATACAGTTGAATCAAATTCATATCAATTAATTTTCAAAATACCCAACGAAAAAGAATATTTTCCAGTAACAGCAGTTGCTGTTGATTTATCCTATGAAAATCATAAAGCTATTATTGGTAGAGATTTTCTGCAATACTGTACTTTGGTTTATAGTGGAACCGATAAGTCCGGCTATTTACTAATAAAAAAATAAAGCGGAGAAAAACTCCGCTTTAACTTATCATTTCTTATGCTTTTTATCATACTCCTCTTTCGTAATGAGCCCTTCTTTCAATTGTTCATCAGAAGTAACCTTTTTCGACAATAACCAATGGTATGTATTTTGATTACTAGCTGTTACAACATAAGCTTGTTCAAACTCCCATCCGCGTTTTCCCATATAGTTCATAGCATCTACCATAGAGTTAAACTCTAATTTTTCACCCTCATCATCAACTAAATATTGCTTGGCATCACCAGACCAATATTTAGTTTTTTGCCCGAAATCGACAGTTACAATAACTTTAGTACTCATAAACTTACCCATACCGAGTAATTCACAAAACACTTTGTATGACTCTTGAGCCATTACATTGACGCTGACAAACATCAGCATTAGAAAAATAATCTTCTTCATTTCATTAAATATTTAGTAAAAATGTGTGTGCGTACTATACAAAAAAACACCTCCTCATATTGTGCATTGACTGGAATCATCCAAGACCCAATATATAGATTACACAATATGAGGAGGTGAATCATTTGTTTGTGCCCAACACACAAATATCAATATAATATTTAATAATACCAAAATATAATAACAAAATATGCGCTTTAAAGAATAAAAAAGGGCTTCCAACCCGTGGAAGCCCTTTTACTTGTCAAAGTTTTGCCTCATGCCAATGAAGCCAAAATATCTTAAATAGCCCTTATAATGTATCTTTAACCTCATCATTATCTTCTTTTCCATCTTTCGAGTTATCATTCTCTTTCTTTTTAGGAGCTCCGTAATCTTCTTCAGGACTAGTTAGTAGATCAATCTCTTTATCAAACAATTTAAAGATTCTTTTAGTAACCATTAAAATATTCATAACTAAGTGAGCAACTCCTCCATAAAAAAGTATTCCTATAGGAAAAAGATAAATGAAATGAACTGTTATCTTAAATAAAAATATAGTATTACATATTGGTGACTCAAAAAATGTTTGGTAAACAACACAGTCATCTCCAATCGTTAAGTTCATTAGTAATGACAATACTAACAAAAAAAGAGATACTGGAATTAAATAGCAGATGTTATAAAATGTATCTTTAATTAGAGGTATTCTTTCTTTATTATGACGAGTTTTGATTTTATTCATTACGAATGAAATCATTGTTGCTAACAAACTTATAAATATTGGAATAAAGATAGACAAAAATAAAGTAAGGATGCCTAATATGGCCTTTGTATCGTTATAGAATAAGAGACTACACAGAATCCCCAACAACAGTGGTAATCCTATAAATACCCATTTATTATTAGGATCAGCTTTCAGAATTTCTTTTTCTTTCTGAAAGATCTCTCTAATATTTATAAATGTAAATGTCTTTTTCATCTATTCAAATACTTTGAAATCAGGATTATCTTCTATAAACTTTTTTGTTGCTTTTTTTATTGATTCATAATCAGAGAAGCCTTTAGTATTTCTATTGACATCTAAGTCATAGTACGGATGAATGATGTTTTTCTCCTCGTCATTCAAATACAAAGTCCTCGTCTTTCCTCCTCCAATTGTGGATGACACCTTTTGAGTTGAGTCTTCAAATATAGCGTTTAATTCCGGAGAATCAAATAAATATTTTCCAGAATTAACCATTTCACGAATTTTTTTCTCTTTTACTTCACTCATATTCTTCTTGAATTTCATAGTTAATTCAAGAGTGAAGTCTTCAGAGTCTAAACCGCCAAAGTAGCGTTCAGAAGCATCTGTTGGTATAGAGTTAGCGGACAGAGATAACGAATTATATTTTCCTTCACGAAGTTTCTTTAAATATGCCCCTAACACAACACTACCTCTATCAATTATATAAAGATCTCCTGCTCCGAAATGAAAGTTAAGAAATGATATTAAAATACTTCTTATCAAAGGAAATATGCCATTGTTATCTATTCTTTCTAATATGACTAAAGCTTTATCTCCCTTTCTTGGAATCTGAATATAATAGAAAAAAGGTTTCAAGATGGCTTTACTTTTACCTAAGAGAATCTTTTTAGTCTCATCTTTAGGATCGTCCTTGTCTACAGCTTCATATTCTTTACCATAATAGCCAGTTTCTATTATCCCACAAATATAACGTTTTAGATCACTATGATCATGACCTTCTGGCGGAACTCTTACAGTCATCTTTTCAGCAGGGAGATCCCCTGTTACATTTTTATCAATATATTTAATGAATCCGGTTTCACTATCAGATAATAATTTATAAATATCAGGAGAATCAGCAAATGACCAAGGTTCTTTCTCTCTTTTTTTTCTAATTGTAATTGTATAAGCTTCAATAGTAGTTTTCATAATCATTAGAAATGGCGAATCCCTTATCAAGATGCGCCCAAAGGTCTAGTATTAACCTTAATCCGATTTTACGGATTACATCTTGAAAAGGGATCCATGTGTTTGTCATTAATGACGTTTTTATACTAAATTCTTGGGGCGACACAAAAGTGCTGAAAAAAACTTATATATCAAAGAAAAAGCAGAGTTTTTTACTCTGCTTTTTATAATATTATGTGACAATAAAAGTTCACTCCTGATTTTCAAATAGATTTGCTATGTTCGAAGATTGTTATATACTCTATAGAATATAGCTATTTTGTTACAACTAATCTTTTCCAAACCAAAATAATACTCACAAATAGCTCAACAATCCAAGCTAAAATTGCACCTGCTAATAAAGATGCATAATTTTGAAATCGACTTATTTTATTAGCTTTTTCTATATCTTGTAAATAAATATAAACCCCTTGATTCTCTATAATCTCTTCCAGTTTTTTTCGCCCTTTGTAGCTTATACATCTTGAATTTTTCGATGATGGTTCCGGGAAAATATCCAATACAAGAGTTTTTCCTTGATTTAAAATTATAGAAATCTGAAAATCGTCAGAATAGCCATAAAAATCATTTTTCTCATAATCTGGCATAAATAATTGATATAAAGTATATGGATTATCATTAGGAGAGTACATATCTTCACCCCCAAATTTAAAATGCTGGAAATTAAAATCAGAACATAACCCTTTGTTTTTATAATAATACCTTTCAATTCTATTAGTAATTACCTTTTTATTATCTTTTACATTGGACTGATACAAATAATTGCTTTGACATTCATTTTTTGTGTCTTCATAAAACTTATTATATGACTCATCCAGTTTTACATTACTTATATTTGAAATAGTTAAATTTGTGAATCCATATATCATAATAGAATCAATATCTGTACTATTTTTACGACAAAAATAGTTGCAATTAAGCGAACTTTTAGGAAATAATTTATCATTCAGAGAGTTCCTTTCATTAAATATTAGCGAATCATTTCTTTCTTTGAAATCTAAAAAATTATTCATCAACTCATAATATAATATTGCACTTTTCTCACGCAAATCACAATGGATATACATTTTATTAAATAATAAAGATTGCGTTTTATTATATACTATACTAGTCTCACGAAACTCCGGATATTGCTTATTGAAAGCATAGAATAATAAAACAATCATCAAAATAAACAATATCAAAATTAGCCATAATCTAACCTTTACCGTCGTTAAAAAGAAGGGTAATTTAGACTTTGCTAGCCAAAAAACTAATTTTTTCTTGTTCCAATGCATATTTATTTTGTACCACATAGTTCTACATATTTATTAAATAACAAATATATGATTTTATTTATAGCAGACCTTTTAAAATGGAAAAAATTTGCATTTAAGAACCTTAGTTTTATCATGATATTATTTTATACATTGATTTACTTCAATTTTGATTTAAGTATCCTTATCATTCGAATTATTTCAATAACGTGTGTTACCTAGTCTATTGATATATAATAGGTTATAGATACAATGGATATAGATATACATTATATATGATTATATTTTAGTTATCTTCCAAAATACCTTTTTTTGATTTTGCAGTTAAATACGGTTGTTTTTCTTCCAAATTGGGGAGATATTTACATCAGAAAAAACATTTCCAATCATTAATTAACTGATTTTCAACCATAAAACTATTTGCGGTTTCTAAAAAACCGCAAATGAAACGAAGTTCTGCCCGACACGCGCCGATCCCTTTTTGCGGTCGCACCCCCCTTTTTTCGGGGGAAATGTGACAAAATATTTACAATACCACCACTATCGCATTTTCCCCTAAGAAAATGCTACCTATCTGCCTGCCTACAGGCAGGTGTACAATAAAGCCCCACTATCTTCGCAGACAATGAGGCTAACCATTCGAATAAAACAAAACTATACCCTAGATGCAACAGATATATTGCGCCCAGTCTTCCATATCCGTATCCATTCCTTACGTAACATAAGATATTTAAGTGCATCCGTAAGATTGGTTGACTCTTTAGGTAACCGGTTGGTAGGTAACTTATCTCCAGTCTTTAGTTTGACTATCTCTGAACTACCATCAGAACGGCTTACAGTCTTTGTTCCGGTTATTTCCATCTCACTCTTGAGGTTGGAACAATTATACTGGTCAAATTGAATGGTAAACAATCCTCGTTCTAAATTGCCACTTAACAAATCCATGAAGAAACGATATTCCAAATTACTACCAATATTGCCCTGCCCTATACTCATTAACTGTACCTGCCATCCTGTCCTTGTGCCATCAGCATAGTATTCTATATTCTTTTTTATTTGAGTAGCCATGTCCGCCTTGACTTTATGATAATTATTCATCGAACGATCATAATAGAGTTTCAATATCTTCCGTCTATGTGGTTTAAAATATTCCAAGAAATTATCAGCCAGTTCTCTGGCTGTATTAGGTGGCAACGTATAGAGTTCTTTCAATACTTTGTATTTCTTTTTGTCCTGTTGCCCAAATACCATAGATAGCATATTACCGGAGTCCATTCCGGCTTCAATGGGCCTATTCATGTCTAAATGCCTAAGTACTGTGCAATCCTCCTTCCATCCCAACGGCTTCTGCTCTATAATCTCATTAACGAATCCATCAGCATAAAAATGCCGGATAGCCAAATTACAGTAAAACATTTGCCCGGCTTCCAATTTGGGGATAATCGAAAGAATATTGCACAGAATTCCTTCAAGTCCCTCGGAGAACTCATCACTAAACCAATCCAGCCCTAAAACGTCTGCGTTGACATAAGAGGATGAAATGAAAAAAAACGATGTACGTGAACGTGTCTTGATCCATCGTTCTTCCCACCGCTTCATATTGCGTCTTGCGAGTTCCAGTGCCCGTTGCAGCTTATTAAGACTTGGAGCTAATGATTTATCAAAGCGATATTTCTTCAGCACTTCATTATATTCCTGTAAGGTAGCTACATACGTCTTTTTCGTCTCATTATAGACAAATCCCGCCTGGAGCATTAACAGGATTTTATCTTTATCATTCTGTTTAGCTAGTTTCAGAATCCAGTCATATTCGCCAATATGGTTAGGATTAGGCATATCGGTAGTAAGGGTACGACTACGGTACCAAACATTCATTCCATACTTCACCCTGAAACCCCGTACAGCTTTCAACAGATTCGTAAATTTCTCCTCCGGGAAATACTTGACTTCATCACCGAACACTCCAACATACGAACGTCCTGCACCGATAGACGGTCTGTCTAAAGAGATGAATGTGAAATTAAATCCGGTATAGAAAACCATAGTGTTACGCCAGTCCGTACATACATTGTACATTCTTTCCTGCCATTCTTTAGGCGGCTCCTGATTAATCACATAGTGAGTGCCGATTTCCCACCCTAATAGAGAGAGTCCATCTATAAGCGAAGGAATGACATTCTTATGCAAATCTGAATATGTATCAGCTACCCATGCGAACGGTGCGCCCTGACAATCCTGTGCAACTTCTTGCACTCGTTCAGATAATACTTGCACTGTTTTAGCACTGGCACGCCCGGCAATCCAATAAAGCGCCCATGGCATCATTATTGATATGAGCTGGGCCATCCAATTTGCGTATCGCTGTTCTACATCATCAGTCGATGTCTTTAGTTTTTGTTTCCTGGTCATCGAGCATTTCAATTATATCCACATCAATCACTTGCGCATCCCTCTTTAAACGAACTTTCTCCCGCTCCGGAATATCAGGAATAGAATCAATCTGTTCAGCAAGCAATTGCCTGTTAACCTGTGGAATTCCTACAGCCTGCGTATCAAGCATATAAATTTTTATATGCTTTTCGTTGACTTCCTTCCGTTTCTGCGGATCAGGTTTATCCAATTGTTTGACCTTAGCTGCCTGTATCATCAAGTTTCCATACACTTCCATGTCCTTAGAAGAATGTGCATTTATTAATACAACCTGTGCCGCTTTCTGCAAATTATCATACATCATATTTCGGTGAGCGTTATTTTCTACCGAATCATTCGCAAAAAACAGGTTTATAGCCTCATTATACATTTCCCTGGCCCTAGCTCTTTTTACCTGAAAAGGATCATGCATAAGGAAAGATATTGCATTATCCTTACCGTACTTCCGCTGTATGCCAATCAGGGCGTACAGCGCATTATAATAGTCCATCTCATCCCCCGTTAGTTCCATTGTACAACCGGATGCCAAGTAATCCTGTAACCTGTCAAAATAAGAAGTTTCAAACATTCTCTATATCTCCGAAAAAAACTTGGTTAATCGCATTCTTAAAACCGACTTCACGACGTAGTTTATCAAGTCGCTGCGCCTGAGTTACATTATCACCAACTTCTGCACTGGCTGTCATTGATAATCCTTCCTTAGCCTGTTGTATCAACTGTCCGCGTTCATAGTGATATTTCAGTGGAGAACCTACCAAATTGAAATACCACTCAAAATCATTCAAAGGAATATTGTAAAACATGGCTATTTGCTTAGGAGTATATCCTATAGCTGCCAGCTTTTCATATTCATCAAAGTTAATCCTGTCATACCATAACGGATTTTCTCTCCACTTAACCAATTCGTCCGCAACGAAACTCATAGACTTCCTTACTTTTTAAAAATACATATTGTTCTTCCATTGCATTCTCGCCATAGACTCATTCAAGTAATCGGTTCACCTCTTCCAATTCAGCTTTGTAACCAGCCAGTCTTTCCCGTCGTTCGATATCCAAATGCGGCTTATCTCCTTTATTCAATTCGTTAGTTACCCGCCAAATATTGTTTTCTATCTGTTTTTGGCGTTTTACAAGTTCTTTTATCGGTAGTCCCAATAGTTCTTTTCTCCTTTTAAACTCATTAAAAATCGGATGCTTCCCTAATAAAGACTTATTCTGCTGATAATAATTCAGTTCATCCCATATCATCCGGTTTTCAATATAACTGTCTATTAATTGTCTGCTAACAGAAGTACATTGATTCAAATCAGTGCAATCGCGGAGTTGAGAATGTAATTCAACGTATGCATGATATCGTGAAAATTTCCGGGAAGCAAGTGCCTCCAACTCCACCGGACATGATTTCTCGTTTAAAAACGAAAATTCTTCCCGAAAAGACTTGGGTTTACGGCTGAATGTTATCTCTGTTTCTTTCCAGTTTGTCGTAAAATCCTGATTAATATTGTATTTCTTGCAAAGAAATGCAACCATCATTCTCTTATTGCCGGAAGGGTTGGAACGAACCAGACGCAACGTTAATGGAGATACGCCCGATTGTTCCATCAAGCGTATTCCTTCTTGAACGTTTGCTCCATTCTTCAGCCAAGCAATTACAGTCTCTTTCACTCTTCAAATTCGGATTTATCCGGAAACATTTCAAGCAAATATTTCATTAGAAAGTCAGAATATCCACTTTCTGCATTATTCAGGAATATTTTCTTTGATACCAGTTCCTGAAATTTCTTGTGATCCGGTTGTTTGGATACGATAGATAATGCAATATTATCGCTTTGCCAGTTTAATTCGATAGAAGAAATTGGATCGAACTCTGGAAAGAGAGTATTAAAATAAACAGATGAAATCAAATAACCACCTGTATTCAATTCCGGGAACCTTTCAAACATATCTACAAGACTCTGTTTTTCGTAAACAACAGGAGTATGTGTTCCAAAATCTAATTTGGGAAAATCTGCCAGCAATGTAATTGTACGCTCCATATTATCCCTATAAATGCCTTTATATAGTTCAGGACGCAAGATTCCTTTATTTTTAGGAACCTCAATATGAGACAGCATTACCGGAGCTACAAGGTAAATATCATCATTGGACCAAATAAATTTATCAGTAACTTCATCGGCAGCAATAGCCAATTTCAATTTTTCAAGTACATCAATCTGAGGATTATCTGACACACATTCATGTTCTATGACTGTAACAACATCACTCATCCATTCCTCCCGGTCGCCAATGATGACAACATTAACACCAAAACGCAGGAATTTATCAAAAGAGCGCAATGCCATTTTCAACTCATTCCCTTGTGCTTTGTTTTTAACATAAGGAATTACCACCGTTGTATGATCCAGTATGGCTAAATTCTCTTGAGATGCCAGTCCCCCGCTTGGAGCCTGATCTTGTTCCACACTAGAAGCCTGATTATTTACTGAATCAGCTTCCACTTTTTTTCCTTCTTCCTTTTTAGTTCTCATATTCTTATTTTTTGATACACAAAAGTACCATTATCCCAATACAGGCAAAAGGACACAAAAAGAGGTGCTATATCCAATATGGATATGCACCTCTTCTCAACACAACAAACAAACTTATTTATAGACCTCCTTTAGATGAGCCTGACGCACTACCAGCCAATCCTAAAATAGCATTGATTTCCTCACTGTCTGTAGCCGGAATAAGGCTCTTGGCAATATGTCCAATTGTAGCCCCCCGCAGTGAACTTGCCAAGTTGATCGTATTTTTATCACCTTCTTTGTTATCCTGTGAATCTGCTTTTGTGAGTTTCAATGGAGTACAGGGAGTACCTGCTATCTTTGCATCATCACCTGAGCAGCCAAAAACAATAGCTCCTAAATCTTCATTGATATTGTTGTTTACAAATTCATCGTGTTCAACCTCTGTTCCCGGATGCTCATAATCTACATGATGAATGAAGCCACGCGCATCGTCTTCTCCTTCGCTTGTGTGATAAATGTTAATAGTAGAGTCGGTTGCATAGACTGCAATCGGCTTTTTCCCATCTGCCAAAGCGAATTCCTTAACACGTACTCCTTTTTCATCACGGTTGTATGTCTTTACATCATTCCATCGGAAATAGACAATATACGCTTTTTTACCTTTCGGGCGTCCTGCATTCGATGTCTTCTTAGGAACCGATGCAAACTGATATACTGATTCTGCCATAATTTTACCTCCTTTTATTTTTTAAAGCCCACCAGCTTCGGAGGCAGACGCTCCTGACTCTGTGGGTGGAATATATGCGAAAATAGCTTCAGCAATCCAGAATCCAGTTGCTTCCCACCATTCAGCAAAAATCTTCACCTTATAGTTTTCTCCTTGCATCCAAATTTTTGTAGCTTGTGGGTCCTTACTACGCAAATGTTTGAAGTTCTCTTTTGGAGTAATAAAGAAAACTCCGGTACCACGCATACCTTCAAGTGGAGCAAATGTGAATTTAGAGAAATCGACTTTCACTTTTTCTCCATCTTCATTCTTCAACCAAGGATATTTCTTGCGATATGCTTTTCCATAGTGCGTTACAATGTCCGGATCGGCATGAATAAACATTTGTTTCTTTTTGTATAACGGTTTAACCTCTTCAACCGCCTTGTCGATCTGATCTACCAGCTGTTCATCCGACAGCTTCTCGCCATTGAGCAACCAGGTAATAGCTTTATTATTCGCTTCTTTCAATGCTACAAGTTGAGTGACATACCCATCCATAACTTCGTTGGCATCTGTAGCGTTATCACCGTCTTTCTCTGCTGTAGATTCAACGAACTTACCCGTAGCCAAAGCAACTTCCCGTTCTTCATCCAGCTTAGGGAATACAAGTTGATTTAAGATATACTTTACAACCGGCATATCTTCCGGCTTCAAGTTCTCATCATAAAGATATCCGATGATATCCTCCATCACATCAGATGGAACGATGGCAACGTTGATCTTACATTTGAAATTCTTAATGGTAAGCGGAGTAAATTTAGTTTTTCCTTTGGGCGTCCAATGGGGAGTAAACTGCTGTAATACCGAATCAATTGCTGCCTGTTGTGCACGAACCTCCACTTTATCGGTAGCGATGGTGGACATATACTGCGTAGATTCGGTCTTTCCCATCAAACTTTGCAGGATTTCAAGACGTTCACTATTTACATACTTACCAAATTCTTTTTGCAGTTCGGTAGTTTCAATAGTTGTATTGCCTGAATAAGAAGCGCCGGGTCTTCCATAATAAATAGCATCAACATATTTATTATGCGACAGATTCATATCCGGTTTAAAAGTCTTTCCCATATTATCCGCATTTGTTCCTGTTACAACCTTTCCTGCATCAGCTGTTTCTTCCTTTTCCAACTTAGCG